GAATAGCGCCACCGCGTGCTCTTCTGGTTCCTGAAGCTGCACCGTGGCATCGGCCCACATCCTCTCAAGCTCTCGCCAGCGTTCTTGCTTGGCAAGCTCCAACCATTGGTAATCAAACTCGGGGTGTTCGATGCCTGCCTCATCGAGGATCAACCAAACCATCAGCAAGCAATCAGCAGCTTCGCCAAGCTCGGGATCAGCGCCGAACCTATGTGGCAGTCCAATCCAGCGCTTCCAGTCCATCAGCTAATCACCAAGCTGCCGGTGGTGGGCAGGGCTCCGACTAATCCTGTTGTCAGCCGCCTGCGTGGCACATTGCCTTTGGTGGCATCCAACGGGCTGGACAACTTCAAGATGATCCGCTCGGTGTCCATCTCGTACTGAGCGATGCGCCACAGCTCGGTGCGCACCAAAACATCATCAGCGAAGTTCACCGGGATCAGGCTCACCGTCTTGATCTCAAGCAGCCAGCGGCTCTGCACCGCTTCTGCAAAGAGGTTCACCGTCAGCTGATCCAATCCGGCAACCAAACTCGAATCGCTGCGATCACCGCCTTTGCTGCCAGCTCCGAGCGTGTAGCCGAAAGGCGCGAACTCGTACGTCACGCTTTGGTAGACGCGCTGCTGATTGATGCTGAAGTTCTGGTAGGCGTAGATGGTCGGCGTGCCATCCTGCTCCAGGAAGCGGGCGTAGTTGACAAAAGCAAAAGCGTTCATCAGCCGATACCCACTCGCTTGCGTGTTTTAACGGAGTTCTGCAAGGCTGCCAAAGTCAGTGTCCTGCCGCGTTCTGCCGCTTGGGCGAGGCCCTTCTGGTACTGATCGACGGTCACGTACTCGACGTTGTTAATCACCTGAGATTCGTAGCGCACATCTAGAGGCTTCGCGTTGTTAAGCGCCGTAATCGTTTCGCGCTCGCTGCGCTCAGACATCATCCGCTCGGTTGTTTTGGTGAAAGGAATCGAGGCGGCCCCAAGCTGAGCGAAGCCTCCAGCGGCAGAACCTTGGCCATCGGCCATGGCAGACATCACAGAGCCCATCTTTGAGAACGGGATGATCGCCTCAGGCTCACCACCTTCGCCCACCATTGCCAACGTTGGCCGGGTGACAATGCCACCAGCAGCAAAGCCCGGCAGGAATCCACTAAAAGCTGCGCTGCTGCCTGGTGTGCCGATCGAGCCAAGGCCAAAGCCGGCGCCAGACACGGGCGTGCCGCTGATGTCAGGAACGCCAGAACTCCCTAGGGCACCTGCACCAGTCAAGCTCGAAGCAGCGCCGAAGATCTTGGAAATGGATTCAAGGATGGTGATCTTGATCAGCTGCGAAATGATCTGAGAGGACAGATCCAGGAAAGCGTCTGCGGTTGCTTGAAAGAAGCTGGCCAGTGCTTCCTTAGCGCTCAGGCTGCCGGTGACCAAACCGCGGAATGCATTGCTAAATGCCCGACCGATGCCTTCGCCCAGATTCTTTACCACGTTGAGCGGTGCCACCAAATCCTGCAGGCTTCCTCGAGCCTCCGTAATGGCACCGCGCAGCTCAATCCCGAAACTTGGCTGCACTCCAAACGATGAAGCATCGAGAAATGCCTTGGCCAGCTCTTGCGCTTCCTTGGTCTGTTGTTTGACAAGCGATGTCTGCAAGTCAATCAGATCAAGCCGTTTGATTTCGTTGTTCAGCGCTGTTAAGGTAATCCGCTGCTCTTCGTTCTTTAGCCCTGCAATTTGCTTTTGGCGGTCTTCATATTCAAAGCCAATCTGCAAACGTTCGCGTTCATTGTCAGACGATGCGACTCCTAGCAGGATCTGGCGCTCAAATTGTGTGGCCAGCTCTCGGCCGGCAGCCAAAGAGCGCTCTATTTCTTTAGCTAATCGCTCGGCTTCGCGTTGCGAATCGGTCAAACCCTTCTTGGTATCTGTGCCGCCTTCAAGTAACGCCTGAAGCTGAGGATCAATTTGAAGCCGATCTGGCCGGCTGGGTTGAGACTGCTGCTCTGCACCTAGTAAGCGCTTGATCTCGGGTTGCTGCTTAAGTAGTTCCCCGAACTTCTGCGCATTGAATCCGAGCCCGAGGAATCCAGTGCCCGCGCCAGCCTCGCGCTGCAATGCTTGCCGCCGCTGTTGACCAATCAGTTCATCAACGCCAGGAATCACTCGTGCAGCAGATGATCCGCGAAGATCACCAGATTGAAGAGTATTGCGCAAGATGGTGGTGTTTTGGCTTAAGCTAAACAGCTGGCCCAGAACGTTTATGCCTCGAGTGGCCTCGGCAATTATTACGTTGATCAATTTCACGATTCCACCCAATGTAGGGCCAAGCACAGTGTCTAGCGATCGGGTAAGGTTCCCGATTTGATTGATCATCTTCGTAACTTCGCTAGAAACAGTGCCACCCAGTTCACGCGTCGCCTCTTCGGCAACACCAGATGAACGAGCCTGCTTTTCTAGATTCTCGTTGTATTTGGTAAGACCATCATTTGTGATCGGCAGAAGGGCCGATACAGCCTCAACGCTGCCGAACAATGTCGTGAGCGCCGTGGTGCTGCCTTTTGTTTTGGCCGCCACTTCTGTGAGAACGCCAGCAAAACCTTTGGAACGCAGCGCTGCTTCGTTGAAGTCAATGCCAAGGCTTGCCGCAAGCTTTTGCGCTTCAGACGATGGCTTCAGAATTGAAACGATCGCTTGCCGCAGGCCAGTAAAGGTCGCCTCAACAGGCACGCCAGTGGCGGTCACCGTTGAGATCGCTGCGTTTAGCTCTTCAATCGAGATGCCGGCGGCTGCTGCTGTTGGCGCGATGTTGCCGATCTGTTTTGCGTATTGATCGACAACGATTTTGCCGTCATTCTGCGTCTGGATGAAGCCATCGATCAGCTTTGCCGCCTTGTCTGCTGATAGGCCATAAGCGTTGAGGACTGAAGTCGCTGCATTGCCAACTGTGTTGATGTCGGACAATCCGCCAGTGGCGCCTTTGGCTGCCGCCTCTAAGATCTTGGCGTTGTCGGCAGCATTGGAAAACCCAGCGCTGGCTACGTCATAAGCAGCTGTGAGCAATTGAGTTTGCGAGAACAGCCCACCCAGTCGATTGCTGACGCCAAGCAATTGACGCTCAAGGGCCTTGCTATCAACGCCAAGGGTACGAACAGCAGCGGATGCCTTTTGGGCTTCGTCAAAGCCTTTGAAATAACGGCGGGCAGCATCGCCAACCAGAAAAGCACCCCCAAGCGCTTTGAACGATGCATTCAAGCCGCTAACAGCGTTTTGAAGGTTTTTGACTTGGCCAGCGACTCCTTGCATGGAGTTGCCCAGCCTGCGGATGTTGTTTTCTCCTTGCACGTCCGCCTTGATGCGGAGCAAAGCGTCGAGATTTAAAGCCATCTACTTGCCTCGCTTTGCAATCAAAGTCAAAACCGCCGCTTCCATGATCTGCAGATCCTCCAGAACAGAGCGCTGGTCTTCTACTTCGTAAAGTCTAAGGAGCCACTGCACAGCGCCATAGTCCAAACCAATAAGGCCTGCCATCCCAGTTCGCCATTGAGTCTGGCATCGGATGAACAGCTGCACAGAATCCCAGTTTTCGGGCAGCACCTCAAAGTGCTTTGCATCGTTGCTGGCCGGTAGAGCCACGCCCAAAGCGGCAGCGTCTTCCTGGGTGCGATCATCAACGCCGCCGGCTGCCCAATGCTCAGCGGCCTCCGTCAGTTTTTTGCCTTTGCTCCCTGCAGGCTCTTGAAATAGGTGGTCACGATCGCAGTTGCGAGCATCGGGATGTCGAGCAGGCGATCCAGCGAAGCTTTGCTGAACGGCACTTCTTCGCCATCATCGTCAGTGATGCCAGACCAGCCCACCAACACCTCACGGGCGATGTCCTGGTCGCTGGTTTCTTCGTTCTGAACAGCCTCACCCAGCTCGCGCAGCCGGCTTTGGCTCACCCGCACAAACTCGCCATCAAAGGTCTGACGCTGGTGCCGGCCGCCATCGACCGGCACATCGAAGCTGATCGGCCAAGTGAACCGATCATCTTGCTTCAGAACAAACGCCATCAGGTAAAAGCGATCTGCAGCTCATCATTGCCCGCATCTGTAGGAGTTGCAATAAAGGGCAAGTT